GCGTGGGTATCAACCCCGGACACTACCAGTTTTTATAAAATATCCCAAATCGGTAAATTTCCCCGGGTCCAAGATGTTGAGAGCAATACAAGTGGTGTAAACACTACCTATTACAAGGCCATACCCGAGGCAATAAAAAGAGCCGTTGCGGCTCAAATTGGTTATTTTATTGAGATGGGCGAGAGTTTTTTTACCGGGGCCAAGGCCGATATGCAAAGTGAAAGTATTGGTGACTACTCATACACTAAAGCTCAAGGAGTTGCAGGATTGTATCGGTTGGTTAGCCCTAAAGCAAAAATGTTACTCAAGGGTATTATTAACCGAACCGGCACGATTGAGCCATGAAATATGAGCATAAATGGACTACTAAACCAAACGATAACCATTACCACAAAAACCGGGTATAACGCATATGGCCGGGAAACGGTGAGTGGTGCCGTTACCGTAAAATCACGTTTTCAAAAGCAAACCAAGCAAAAATTACTCCCAAATGGCTCACTCATTGTAATTGAGGCCATTTGTTACGTCCCCTCGGATACTACCGTCGCCATTGACGACAAAATCACTTATGGTGGCGTTGATTATAAGGTTTACGGTATTTATGCGGCGATTGATGGTGCCGGAGATACCAACCATATAAAACTTGAGCTTACAAAATGGAAAGCAACATAATATGAGCGTAACGATTGACACCAAAGATTTAACCGCCGGCATAGCCAAATTGGGTCACGTAATGCGCGACGCCGTTTTGAAAGGGATAAATGACGTTGCAAGTGAGATTATGCGCTTGAGTACATATGAGGTGCCACACGATACCGGAATGTTGCAGGCAAGCGGCCACGTTGAGCCGGAGAGGGACGACGAGGTGATAGTGGGGTACAATAAAGTATATGCGGCCCGGTTACACGAAAACCCGCAATATCATTTCAAAAAGGGGCGCAAGGGTAAATATCTTGAGGACCCGATAAAAAACAATACCGGTGTTTTAATTAAGTTTATGGAAAGTGCCGTGAGTGCGGCAATAAAATAAAATGACATATTTAATTGATGACATTGCGGGACATTTAGTAACTGCCGGGGTTGGCACCCTTGGTACTGATATTTTCAAATCATATTTGCCCGATACGGTTGACACCGGATTGGCAATTTTGGATACCGGAGGGCCGACACAGGACAAAGAGTTGCCAACCAAGTTGATGACGTTTCAAATATTTATCCGGGCGGCCGATTATGCCACCGGTAAAGCCAAGTTGGAGGCCGTACGCGACGCACTACACCAAACCAAAAATGAGCAAATAGGGGGATTATATTTTTACTATATTTTGGCCCAAAGCCACGGTGGTCACCTTGGCCGAAACGAGCGGGGACTTGATGAGTTTAGTATCAACTTTATCTGCTTAACCCAATGATTACAATTAACGGCAAAGAGTACAAAGAGTTGCGTTGCGCCAAGTGCCAACGGTTTATTGTGTACCAAAATATCAGTGCCGGGATTGTTTGTTTTCAATGCCCAAAATGTGACCATCTCAACGAGTTTACGTTTAAGTATTTGAAAACCGACGAAAATGAAGCTATTATAAAAAAGAGTTACCAATTAAAAATGAAAGGGGGTGAAAAATAAATGGCAGACGTTACCAATGTAAAAGTTGGGGCATGCTCAATTACTTATAACGGCGTTGACTTGGGTCATACCAAGGGAGGCGTTGAGATGAGTTACGAGCCGGTATATCACGACGTGAGTGTTGATAAATATGGCGAAAGTGTGGTTGAAAAATACCTTACTGGAGAAAAGTGGACCATCAAGGTACCACTAGCCGAATTTACTATTGCCAACCTAAAAGTGGCAATGCCACAAGGCACATTTGGAGGTGCAGGCAATGCGAGGTTGACACTAGGACACAGCGCCGGGACGAAAGCGACCACAAGTGCGGCACAGTTAGTTTTGCACCCATTAAATATGGGTACCCGCGCAAACGACATTGTTTTACACAAAGCATATGTTGCAAGTACGGTTGAACTCGCAATGAAAGTTGACGAGGAAAAACTAATGGAGGTTACATTTGAGGCCTTGGTTGATGAAACCAAAACCGACGGCAATTATCTCGGAATGATTGGAGATAGTACCGCTTAACCCTAACTATTATTTGGCAAGCGTGGTACCAGTTACCCGCCAAAAATAGTTATGAAAACACTTAATATAAAATTAGACAATGGAGAGATAGAAGTTGCAAAATTGCCGATTGGCAAATATGCAGAGTTATTGAAAGCCATCAAAGAGTTACCCAAACATGTAAAAAGTTTGGAAAATAAGGATACCGATAGCATTATTGAAATGTTACCGGCACTTATTGGTGAAAGTTTACCCGATTTTATTGAGATTTTAACAATTGCAACCCCGCTCAAAAAGGACGAAATTGAGGCAATGGGCCTTGATGAAGTTACCAGAGTGGTTTTAGCAGTTGTTGAGGTCAATAATTACCGAGAGGTTTACGAAAACGTAAAAAAAGCCCTCGCCCGCCCGGCGACACCAACCAAGTAAACGACGAGGAGTGGTTGTATTGGGCAATTGATACGTTGGCACATGAGTACGGGTGGGCCAAACGCGACATAATGGAAAACGTGTATTTGGATGAGCTATTTATTTTCACCCGGCTCATAAACAGGCGCAAAATTAACGATTACAAAATGGCGCTGGCTATTGCTACAAATCCCCACACCAAAGACCCCAAAAATTTGTGGGGTGTGTTGGAGCGCCAAGAGAGGTTAAATGAGGGCAAAGAATACTTGGACGCGGAATTTGACGCGGCCGGATTTGCGGCATTTAAGCAGACACTACAAAGACATGGAAGCGCAATTGTTGTAAAATAAATATATGGCATTTGATATTGGAAGCGTAATAGCACACATTAAGTCAGACATAACCGGTTTTACTAATGGGTTGAATGAAGCCGAAAAACAAGCCGGGGTGTTTGGCTCACGAATACAAGGGGTGGCAAGCAGTATTGAAAAGGGATTTATGATTGCCGGTGCCGCCGCCGCCGGTGCAATGGTGTTGGCCGGTAAAAAGGCCATTGAGTACGCCACCGAATATGAACAGCAAAAAATTGCCTTGGTTACATTACTTGGCGACGAAGCCAAGGCCGAGGCCCACATTACCCAAATACGCAAAGACGCGTTAAAAACTCCATTTAACGTATCCGGGTTGGTCCAAGCCAACCAACTGTTAATATCGGCCGGTATTGAGGCCTCACAGGCAGAAACAGACATTTTGAACCTTGGCGACGCTATCAGTGCCAATGGTAAGAGTGCCGCCGAATTTGACCGGGTAGTGGTAAATTTGCAACAAATTAAAAACGTTGGCAAAGCGACCGAAATGGACATGAGGCAGTTTGCATATAACGGTATCAACATGTATAGACTTTTGGCCGACAGTACCGGATTACCGATTGAGAAGTTAAAGGAAATGGACATTAACTATGAAATGGTAAGCGGTGCATTGGCAAAAGCGGCCGGAGAGGGGGGCAAATATCACGACGCCAACCTCAAACAAAGTGCCTCATTGCAGGGTTTGAAAAGTAACCTTGAGGATACAGTACAACAACAATTGATAAATATTGCCAATACGACCGGAATGTACGACGCGGCCAAATTATTTGTGGGAAAATTGACAGAATTTGCCACAATAGCGGGGCCAATGATTATCCAAGCATTTGCGACCCTTGGGAGTAGTATAAAAACCGTTACCGACTTTATAACAGAGCATAAGGTGCAGGTTGAGGTACTTATTGGTGTATTAACCGGATTTTTCTTACCGGCGCTCGTGGCCGTTACAGCACAAATGGGCGTCAATTTGGTCACCTCGGTTGCCAACGCGACATTAAATATAATTAAATTTGCCCTTGAGGGTTGGAAAGCAATTGCGATGATTTTGGTTAAAATTGTGCAACTTGGAATTGCCAGTGCCGCATTTATATTTCATACCGCCGTTACCATTGCCTCAACCGTTGCTACAACCGCCTTGACGGTAGCGACGTGGCTACTCAATGCCGCCATTGCGGTCCTCACCTCACCCATATTTTTAGTTATTGCCGCCATTGTGGCGCTTATCGCCATTGGGGTTTTATTATACAAAAATTGGGATAAGGTCAAAGAAGTCGGACGGATTGTGATGGACTTTTTAGCCCAAAAATGGACAGAGTTAAAAGATACTTTGGCCCGGGTTGGCAATGCCATACTTGACGCAATAATGTGGCCGTTTAATGAAGCCAAAAAAAGAATTGAGCAGGTTGTAAATTGGATTAAAGATAAATTAGATTTCACCCAACGGCACTCACCCTCGGTGGTTGACATTGTTAAAAACGGAGTGAGCAAAGTAAACGAGGCCCTTGGAGATTTGGCGTTTGGTGCCACATTTAATGGCAATACCGCCGGTGCCGCCGTCAATTATGGGGGCAGTCAGGCAAGTACCGTTGTCGTCAAGGTTGATATGGCCGGAGCGATTATTGCCGACGCGTTTGGTGCCGGCCAAATGGGCGAACTCGTGGGCGACGCAATTGTCAAAAGATTGCAACAGCAAGTGAGAATATAAAAATATGTCATACAACATAACAATCGCCGGTATTGACCGAACGGACGACGTTGTTGCAAAAAGCGTCGTGGTTGAGGACGTCATAAACGACAAAGCAAATGTTTGCAATTTTGTCTTAATTGACCGGGGTGGTGATGGCACACCGGCGACTGATGACGAGGTAATTATCACCCTTGCAGACGACACAATTTTGTTTGGTGGTTATATCATTGGCGTTAAAATGTCAAAACAATCGACCGGGGTGGTTGAGTGCAAAATAAATTGTGTTGACTATACCTATATTTTGGACCGCAATTTGGCCCACATTACTTACGAGGACGACACCGACGCGGAGGTTATAAATGCCCTAATTAGCCGTTATTGCGCGGGTTTAGGTGTAACCACCACCAATGTATTGACCGGAGTAACTATAAACTCAATCAAGTTTAATTACATACAATTGAGCCAAGCAATGCGCAAAATATGCGAACTTACCGGGCGCAATTGGTATATTGATTACTCAAAAGATGTCCATTATTTC